ACGGTGCATCCGTTACCACTTGGAACTGATTCATTTTAATATCTTGTTTCTCTGCCATACCTTGTACGTTTAATGGGCATAATTTCCGGACGGAAATATTACCCGATTTAACATTTTAATTTTAGTCTCGTTTTGTAAATTATAAATCAAATTTTTCCGTAATATCTGAAGCACTCAAAAGGAGTTCTCACATCAAGATAACCGTCTACCTCTTCGTTGGCTTCTGCCTCCATCTCGAATGCTGAATTTCCGTAAGCCTTATCACCTACATTCACCCAGCACCGGTTACGGCATAAGTGATACATGTAGGATATTGCGTACTCCACACCATACTGGAGGTAGAACCACAACGGGCAAAGTAGATATACCCATAAGTTGAACCCGGTAAACAGCATGATTAATGTCAGCAGCACAGCCGATGCAATCAGACATTCTTCCCATTGGCGCACATGAATCGCCTCATGGTTAAGTGTACTCTGCTTCATCTCCTCCTTGCTTTTCGTGGTGAATACAAAGCATCCCAATGTGATGGTGCTGTAACCCTGCCACAGCAGCCATTTTGCAATTTTGCTTTCATAAAAAACTTTCATACATCTTTCCATTTATATTAGTTTGTTAATTAACCGGGTTTTCGTAATCATGGTCACCCAAATCAGCATACGAATACGAAATGCCATTTTTATTGGTTGAAATCCAGACTCCTCCCAATGATATGAATTCATAAACACCAGGCTCTGTTATATGAGCCTTATTGCAATAATGGTATTGACCGTCAACCAACTCCATATCATTAAATCCGTCCGATGTCACAACTGACACATAGCCATATGTGCTCCCTGAAGAATTATTATATATGATCAAGGATATTTTCATACCCACACATTGGGCAGAGCTGGGAAGCATGTATTCACTTTGGCCTATTCTACTGGGACGCCCATTGCCAAAATCCGAACCAAAATTGGGGTTCAGGTAAAAGTAGCCTTCATTGGAACTAAACCCATGTATCTTTATGAATGCCGCTGTCGCTGTAATTTTTCCTTGAACATTGACCTCTCCAGTCTCACCATCAATGCTACAAGTGACATTTCCATTCTTATCCCTTGCCAATACGTTCTGTACCACCAAATCATCCACATAGATTTCATCGGCACGTATCTTTCTTATTAAAGCCATATCCATAGCCACAAACATATACTGCTGTGCCGCCTCCCAATTAGCATCACCGTCTATCGAGGTAGGTGCGACAGTGACCGACGTACCGTAAGCCCGTACCCGAAACGGAATGGTACGATTGTTGAATGTGGCCAGTACGATGTCATGGTAATCTTCATTCCAGACATATGTGTTGCCTTTGGCGAAAAAACCTCTCGGACGCGGCTCGCTGGCGTCTCGTCCGCTTGCTCCGTCATAGCTGACACCCACTGATATCTCCGCAATGAAACTGTCATTCCATGCCGAAGCGTCCGCCTGGCTCTGATAACAGCGAACCGAGAAAGTGGAATACCCAGCCGAAGCATTGACCGTAATCTCGGATGCCCTCGAAGGTCCTGCGATGGCGCTCCATATCCCGTTGCTGTAGCCTCTCGCTGCCAGATATCCGTCCGGATAAGTCAATGTGGCGCTGCCGAGCGTCCGCTTGGCATAGACCCGAAAAGCTGAAGGCACCAAAGACCCGGCACTGCTCACCCGTATATTGCTGCATGTACTGATGAGATAGACCATGCCGCCGTCTGATGTCAGTTGTTCCCATTCGTCGGTGTTCACTTCTTCGGTAATAATATAACCGTAGGACTTGCCGCCGTTCTGGGTCTGAGTGATTCGCCTCCCGTCATGAGTTGTCTGAGTCCATAGAGGTGGATTCGACGTCTCAACCTTTGAGAGCCAGGAGCGACTCCCCATCGTACAGATGGTGAGCTTTTTGTATGGAGTATTAGCCGTGCGCCACTCACCGCCAGCCTTGACGGATTCGCCGTCACCGCCCGGTTTCCCAGGATTACCGTCGTTGCCATCCACAACCATGGGTATAGTTTCCCGGTCCACGACCTGCCCACCCACATAATAGACAAATTGTAACTGCGCCGTGAAGTTCTTCGGGGAAATGGCCGTTCCGTTCTGTATCTCGACCTCTGCGCCTCCGTCCTTGCTGTATTTCAGCACACCGTCAGTCGTAACGGCAGTACTGCCGCCTACAGACTTGGTGCGTGTACATGACACGCTTGCCACACTGTAGGTACCATCCTTCCGCTTGCTTACTGAAGATACGGAGGGCACCAGCCTATAGAGTACCGCATCACTGCCTGGACTACCGGCACGCACACCGGTAATGGTGAACACCAGCTCACGGCTTATATCCGTATCCTGTACCGTAGCCGTAACGGTTATCCTGACCTCTGAGCGTGCAGGCATCGAAATGCCGGAAGCCACGGTAAACGCTATCACACCCGTATTGACATTGTAGCTCTCCGTGACACCGGCAGGGGTCACGCATGAAATGGACTTGAGCTGTAGTTTCTTCGTACCATACCACATGCCGACGGTTGTATTGAGTACGGACTGCGCAACGGTTTTCCCCTCATATGTCAAGGCAATGCTTTCCATCTCGTTGTCGAAATCGGCTACAATGGCCGACTCGCCGTCAAAGCCCCATTTGGCCCAGATGGCTGCCGGTGAAAACGCGCTCCATACACCGTCCTTCTTAGTCCGGCAGCAAGCCCACTCGTATGGCAGGGATTCGGAAACCCCAATCGGGTCATCGTGCCAGCCGGACGGCACGTAGTCATCCACCTGCGAGGTGGCTGGCGTGGAAGGTGCTATATTCTCTGTCGTATGCTTGAATATCCACTCATAATCCCTGCCGTCACGCCCGTCCTGACCGTTCTCCACCAGCAGTTCATACTCAGCGGTATTCAAGTCCCCGGTAATGGTATAACCGTAGGACTTGCCGCCGTTCTGGGTCTGCAGGATGCGTCTTCCCTCATTGGTCGTCTGAGTCCACATCGGAGGATTGTCGGTACCATCAGGAGCGACACATAAAAAGACACGTCCGGCCATCTTGGTAATACCCATGTAAGGTATATGCTTTCCGGTTTCCCATTCACCGCAATTGGTGATGCTTGTACCGTCTGCGCCCTTGCTGCCAGTCACACAGATGGCGTTCGTTGTAGTGGATGTACCATCAGTAAAAACTATCCATGTCCGAGTCCAGATATACCATCCGTTTTTCCACGCCGGAGAGTATGTCTGCCACTTGCCTCCGGTTGTGGTGGCCGGTGAAGAGGATAGGTAGTATTCTTCGGTAATGGACTTGATGCCCTTGCCGTCGGCTCCCTGCCCACCACTGATACAAGCCGCTTGTGTGTATTTAACTTCGCCATCAGAATAGACTATCTTTGTCCGAGACCAAATATACTTACCGGCTTCCCATTCAGGGGAGGTAGTCTGCCAACCATCCACCGGGGCAATGACATTCGACACCGATATCGCGTATTCCACATCGGTAGACTTGATACCCTTGCCGCTTTCTCCCTTTGCCGCGTATTTCAACCAATCAGCATTGCCGTCTGCCGGTTCTGTAGTCGAACCTTTCTCGTTTACACATATCCATGAACTGCCATTATGCGTCACCTCATCGTAATAGGCATACTTCTCACCCTTTTTCCACGTCCCCTTGAACAATGGCACCCGGAAAGCCTCGCCGGTGATGTCATCCACCTGGAATATCTTGCCGGACATGATGACGTGACGAAAAACAGCCGAGTAGTTGTCAGCCGGTATGCCATGTACGGTACGGCCTTTCTTCTTGCCAATCCACGACATCTCTTGTGCCGGCTCGACATCCCAGGTATTGGCGTGGTCAAAGAAAGTAATGCAGTTGTTGCCGCCCACCGTATCGATAAGGATGTACGTCTGCCGTTCCGGGTCCGTAAAGTTACCCGTCTGGGCGAGTACCATAGATTCCCCCGGCTTCCAGTCAGTACCTGGCTTCGGCGTCATGACGAATGTCTTGGCTGTATAGTCGGCAGAAGTCACCCGGAACTTCATCTCCTCGAACCCCTGCAGCTTGCCTTCGGCGTTCTTGGTGACGAAGTAAGTAGTAAGTATATCATCCACAAACTGGCTCAGCCCGTCGGCATCCGTCAAGTCTGGAGTTATGGTATAGCTGCCGTCACCGTTGTCGCTCCATTCTTTGACCGTACATCCGCCTCCGGGAGAGGCGCACATCCTGCCTTTAAAATAGGTCACACGGTTATAGGCTGCTTCCGGAAAAAACACACGCTTGCGGAAAATGCCCTCTTCCATTTCAAGGATGCCATTCTTATCGATGCACCCTCCGGAAATACCAGTGATGAACTCACCGAACTTGACCCAATCTCCGAAGGTCATGGGGAAGGGGGTGCCGTCAGCTCTGTCTTTCCTCAGAAAAATCTTCTCCAATTCTTCAGGGGAGTATTTGGATAACAGATTCAAGATTCCTACCAGCGTGCGGCCTACCCGTTCTGCCGTATTTTCATTCTCTTGGGTAGCGTACCGTACCTGTAGGGCAAGTTCCTTGAGTATGTCAATCGTATCTGCCATATTATAATACAAATGCCTTCCGGCAGTTCAAAGCTTTATAAGGTTCTGCCATACTAACAGCTGCAACTACACCGTAGAGCTGGTTATCATTGTTCACCACATAGTCCGCTTCCACCTCTTCGAGTGAAAAGGCAAGCCACAGCCTTTTCATCTTTTTGTCTTCCAAAATTTGGTTGAGCAGCTCATCAAGAATGCGCTCGCACTTGTCAAGGGCAGCCTCTATCTGCTCATAGTCGGAGGTGTCGGACACATGCTCCACAATGAAGAGCAGGTAATCGCGGTCTTTTCGGTATGCACCCGGATTACCACCGTAACCGAATCCTGAGCCACGGTCCACAATCACTGCCGGATAGTGGAGTACGCTGTCCAGTGCCGTATGCTTCTCCCGTTCTGATGAGAGGAAGTGTACTTCATCATTCTCCTTGTGTCGTATATCGACATGCCTTTCAGCCAGCTTTTCTATGTATTCCGAAAAAGTCATTTCTTCTGTTTTTGAGCGTCACGGATTCTTTTATTCAATATACGGAATGCCGTTGCCACCGGCATTGCTTGGTATTTCTCCATCACTGCCACATCGTCACCGACAAAAGCGTCGAAGATGTCGAGCCAGTTGACAGACGGTGCTGTTGGTCTTTTCCGATTTTCCTCCGGTTCCGGTTCGTCATCCAACGGAAAGAGGAAAGGAAAAGCCTTTGAAAGCCACCTCTTGACAAAAACGTAGTTCAGGAATACGGCATACTTGACGTGCCTGTCAATTTTTGCCACCTTCATTATCCGTTTTTGCAGTATCAGCGGTTTCTGCCTGCTAAATAAGCCGTTTTTCCCACCCGACGGTAGGACAATATATTCGTTGTCCTTCAAATAGAGCATTGCTACGAAAGTGTCCAGTGAGGCATCCTTGCCGTCACGGACATATCGGTTGAAAGCCGTGTCCACGTGCATGAAGTGCTCGAAACACGTCCCCTTCAGGCGTTCCCCCGGCGCTTTCAGCCCGGAGACGGCAGGAAGGATAAAGCGGTCCATCCGGACACGGCAGTCGCTGATGAACTCCACCAGTTCGCTCAGCTTATAACTGTAATAGGTGTCGGAACCGACCCCGGACGGCAGGGAATAGAACTCCTTCAGGAAGGAGGGTTCGTCCATTTCCTGAAGATAAAGCCGCGAGACGAGCAGGAACTGTGCCGGTGTCAGTTCCTCCCATTTCTGGGGTACCCGACGGATTATCTCATGGCGGATTCCGAATCTACGGTATGCAATGCGAAGCTCCCTCATGTCCAGAATGTGCGTTTATGGTCATTGTCCCGGTCGTATATCTGCCTGGGATCACCCTCATAGAAATTCTCAAAGCAACTCCGTACCGTACGCAGCAGAACGGTCATGTACATGTCCGCATCCGCTTTCAGATTCTGGATCTGTACGGCGATACGCTCCGTATCGACGGGTCTCTTCTCCTCATTGCCCTTCTCGCCCGGCTGTACAGCGGTGAAGTACAGCCCCCGGTCCGTGACGCTACCCGTCTCCATCAGCAGCCGTCTGACCGCCATTGCCACAATGTAGCGGGAGCAGGAAAGGCGCAACCGCTCCACGCTCTTCCGGGCTTCTTCGTCTTCTGGGGGATTTACCAGCCCGTCAATCAGATGCTCATACAGCTTGTCACCGATGGCCGGCTGAAGGAGCATCTCCTCGGCAAACTTCAGGTGCGGCTGCAGGCGAAGGAAAACAATCCGGCTGCCATTGATAAAACAGACGTCATTGACATCCGCGGTACTGCGGACAATGGCTGATTTACGGTCCTGATAGGCCTGGGAGGACGCGAACTCCGGATATTCGGCTATATGGGCATACAGAAACTCAAGCAGCTCGTCGAGCGCATTGAACCCCTTGTTGCGTAACGATGCCCGCAGGTTATCTTCCTGGTACTTGTACACCTGCTGGAATGATTCGCCGTTGTCGGATTTCTGACGTTGGAAGCCCGCATCGGTGATACGCATGCTGATTTCATCGAAATCGTTCCAGAACGCCAGGTTCGCGTTCGCGCGTTTGCAGATCTCCAGCAGGCGGCTGTCCAGTTTCTCCCGTTCGGTTGCCCCTTCGGTATTCTGTTCCAATACATCCGGATTTGGACCGAATTCGTATATCTCGACTACTTCGCCTGCCATCGCATCGCCCAATAACGGTACGAGGTATTGTCGGAAAGCATTCCGAAGCGGTGCCTCCATCATGTCAAAGGAGATGGCGGTGTTCACCTTCATCACCGCTTTCAGCTCCTTGCCGTTGTTCCATTTTTTTGCACTGAATATCATTAGCTCAATGTTTTTTTGGTACCGCTGCCGGTATCGAGGGTTACTAAAACGGTATTGCGGAAACGCAGCTCGCATTCCGGCATGCCGTTCATTTTGATATAGAGTTCTATAGGGTCCAGGATATTCTGTCGGTCAATCCACGCGTTGGCAATGTTCACAAGGAAAGCCTCACGGATATTGGAACCGCCCTGGTTGCCGGCATAGGTGCCACCGGGCATACCTGCACCGAGCACATTCGGATTCACCATCAATGCAAACAGAATTTCCGAGTTGGCGGCTGCCGACACCGGAAGATTGTCACTGCCCTGGTATTTGTTCTCCAGCGGCTTGATTTTCCACTCCTCCTCAATCCTGCCGTTCATCTCGTTCACGGCATAATGCGAGAAGATGGGCTTCTCCGCATTGTCCGGACCGCAAAGGTTCTGCTCCACAGAATCCATATATTTCTGTATGGCCGCCTCACGCTCCTTGGCAGAATAGTCCTTGGACGGGTATTTCTTCTCCCAGTAGGAATACGGTATCTGTACATGCCACTTCCAGGTTATCTGGTTTTTGTAGGCTTTCTTGAGGAAATGGGGGATAAGATGGGCTATCTCCACCCATCCACAAACGTAGGCGGGCCACCAGATGGGCATGCCGTAAAGGTCGTCGTTGCTCCAGCTGTCGCGTACCGGCATGATGAAACCGTCCTTCACCTTTCCGGCAAACTTCAACACCTCGGCGTGCATCTGCGGGTCGTATTCGGAGAGCACATCCAGCCTGGTGTATTGTCCCTTGTCCGGACGTTGCGGCCAATATCCGGAAATGATGCACTTGCAGGCTCCGTATTCGTCCACTTCGGAATAGCGGCGGTAAAGCGCATTGACCGGATTGACTCCTGCAAAAGAATTGCCGGCAGCCGACGGCACAAACTGGACGGCACCGTTACCGAATTTCAAGTAATCCCGAAGCACCTTCTCCATGTAGCGCCTCACATTGCGGGAAGCGACAAAAGCCTGTACGCGGCTATCGGTAACGGGCTTCAGTATCTCGTTGCCGCCATCATCATAACCTCGTACGGTACAAGGATAGATGCCCTGCCCAAGTGTCAGGTTGCGAAGAAATTTCAAGCCCGTATTGAGCACGCTGGTGTTTCCTATCTCTTCAGCCGCCTTCTGGGGGAAATCATTCTCATCTCCCCATGGACGCACCTTCACTCCGTCGATGTCTATATAGGAAACATTCGACAAGTCATATGGCGCCAGGATTCGGGTACGCTCCTTCATTTCGTTCTGGGGTGTCCCCGTCGTTTCGCCGAATATGTACGTGGACTGCATCAGCAGGGGAATGCCGCTTGAATTAAACAATATGTTCATCAGAATATTATTTTCTTTTTGTTATACTCCAGTATCAGGTCAATATCCACAGGGTAGGGGTGTCCTTCCGGATTTCCCTTGCAGTCGCAGGGCTGCACGCCCCGGAGCTGGTATTCCTTCATGTTCATGCGTCCTGCACCGCAGGCGTAGGCCTGGGGCATGAAATAGACCTTGCCTTCCTTACTGACGAACTTTATCGAAAAGATGCGCCGGCGTCCGCGTTCGTCCGTGCGGATGTCCATGTCGGCCAGAGCCAGGTTTCTGCGTATTGTCTCCATATCGTTATATCATTCAAATGTTCTGTCAAATGTGTAGTCGAATATTCCTCCACCGAACGAGTACCGGTCAAATACCTGGTGCTTTCTGCTTGCCGGGCAGAAGGTGAGGTTCACGTTCACCCGCTGGTTTCCCATCTTGGTATGGGTAAAGTCAATGTCCGTGATGATGATCTCCATCGGAAGCGATGGCGTGTCATACCATCGCTGTACCGGAGAAGTCAGCATGTCCACCAATGCCTTGTATTTGTTTTCGTCCAGATAGCCGGTATTGACAGTGCGTAAATCGTTGAAGAAAGGGCTGAACCTCCGTTTCTGTTTCGTCAGGTCTGCAATATCCCCCTCCAGTTCCGGACTGTACTGTACCAGTCCGGAAAATGAAATCGATTCCGGGAGCCCGAACACGTTATAGTAGAGGAACTGGTGCATTTCCCGGTGGTTCTGCCGGTCAAGGACATACCTTACAAGGTCTGTCAATGTACCGTTGGTGATGCGTGCGTCATACGATATGATATTGTCGCATTGGACGCCTGAGAGCCGGCTTATCTTTACCGGACTCATGTTATATGCCGTCATGCGGTCTGTGCCGGACAGTTCGAGCTTTACGGTTTTCTTGATGCTGGAGCCGGACTCCATGTATATGATGTCTATAAATACCTCTGTCCTGGCCGAGACGAAAAAGGAGAGATAGTCAATGCTGTTCTGCCTGATATGCTTGATTTTATATCGGGAGTAGAAGATAAAGTCCGTCTGCGGGTCAAAAGACACATGATACCTTGAGTAAAATACATGCAGGGTATAGTTTTCGGTGGATTCGCTGTCCGAGAGTTCCAGCCGTACCTCCATGGGCGGCAAGGCCACACGGTCATCCCCACCGTTGAGCTCAGGACGTACAAAATACTCATTGATAATGTCTCCGGGGTCGCAAATGATGACTGTGTTGCTGTGGTCCGGATAATAAATTTCGGACAGTGCCTCCTGCCCGTCAACCTCTATCTTGAGGCTCAGTTTGTCATGCACGTCCGCAATGCGGATGTCCTGCATGTCAGAGGAAAACACATATGAGTCATTTACAAGATTTGTCACCATCTCCATAAGTCTTTAGATACTCCCAACACCAGCGACCTGTTGTACAAGTCATAGCCCGCCCTGAACTCCCAGGACTTACGCCGGTACCCTGCGGACAGTACACATCCGTAACGTCCCGCATCCATTCCCACCACCAGCGCGTTGTTGCATACGACCGGTTGCCGGTAGTCCACCACTACCGTGCGGTCAAGTAATGAATTGTGGGATATCACGTCGGTCAGCTCCACTTTCAGGTAAGGGCGTTCAATAATTGTATCAAGATAATGCTTCTCCGAGAAATAGTCGGCCAGTATAGCCGCCGTATCCACTTCTGTGGGTACCTCACGGACAATCACCTCCGCTTCCGGAATGGCAGGGCGTATCGTATCATGCCTGACTACCGTTTCCGGTACATGGACAATGCTCCGTTTCCGGGAACCCAGCCAGTGGCCGGCCCAGCCGGAAAGAAATGCGATAACCGCACAAAGCAACATATGGCTAACCTTCCGTCTCATCGGCCTTTCTTCTGAATTTATCCGTGACTGTCACCCACAATATTCCCACCTGCTTAATCAGCGCGTCTTTCGGCTTGCCGTCGATGACCGCCAGGTTCTCCAGTATGCTTGTCACGTGCTCGACGCAGAACCAGGTCATGACGAACACCTTGACAATGGAAAAGAACAGGGTGGCCAGCAGCATGACAAAGCTTTCTTCCGCTCCGGCCTTGCTCTCCAGATAGAACGAGTGGGTGATATAGATGATGGTCAGCCAGATACACAGCTTGATGATGCAGCGTGAGAAACGGAAGCTTTCAAATCCTATTCCCTGGACCTTGCTTGCCCGGATGCCCGTCCACATCTCTGAGACAATGGCGACGAGCATGGCCATGGCCAGGAACGGTGTAATGCCTATCCATTCGCTGACTACGGCAGTGACGGCGCTGAAGGAGATGGCCGGAAATTGCAGGTTGTACTTGAAGCTCGGAGCCACCGAAAGAAAGAACTCCTTCGGTGAATCATACCCATAGGTGGCGACGAATCTTGTGAAAAAACGTATCATATCTCTTTTTTTGTCACAAAGATAGAGCCCAACCATCCGCTCTCATAGGACAAAAAAAGCCCTTACTCTCACGAGCAAGGACTTCAAAAATAAAAAAATCTCCGGTTAGTATTTTTATGGCTTCTCGTACATCACCCAGTAGGGTTGTCCTGCCAAATATTCTACATGGTACCCGGCATCAGCCAGTTGTTTGGCCAGCGCCATCGGAGCGACATCGACAATGTTCGACAGCTCATATACCAGTTCAGCGGTGGTCTTGTAACATTTC